AGAATCGTGTGTATTTAAATCCAATCCTTCCAAAGTAAAAAAAAAACCCCGCCAGCGTAAGCTAGCGGTCAAGTGTAATTAAATTTTGAATTTCTTTCTATTTTTATTTGTTTGTAATTGTAATAAATCCTTTTGGTTCGACTTTAAATTCTGGATCAGTAGCAAGTGTTCCGTCTGCTTTTAAATAATACCAGCCGTCACCTGACTTAATAAACTGTTTAGAAAGCATATAACCGTCTTTCTCTTCCATGAAATACCATGTCTCACGATACTTGACCCAGCCAGTTACCATGTAACCATCTTTGTCAAAATAATACCAGCGATGATTGATAAAAATCCAACCTGTTACTGTCGCTCCACGTTTATCAAGATAGAACCAATATTTCCCATCAAAGAACCAACGATTGATTAAGCAATAGCCTTTTTCATCAAATCTGAACCATTCATTGTTGATTTTTTTCCAAGTATTCGTTGGGTAAGAACCATCTGGTTCTTCCCACCACCAACCAGTGGCATTTTGGCGCCAGCCTGCTTCGATATCAACACCACCCTCGATGTCTTTCTTGAATTGCTCACGACTGATACCCCATTTTGCAAGATAGGGATAAGGGTCAACATGGTCAGAGTAGTTTCGAGGTTGATTGTAAGTGCAGTATTGATGTGTCTTAATTCCAGCTAAACTGTCGGAATCAAGTGTTTTAGGAATGCCTGCTTCATCTGCAAGGTCTCGTAGAAGTTGAATGTAAAGTTTATAATCACGCATAAATTCTTCTTTGGTGCTATGGCTTTCAATAAGTTCAACTTGTCCGTATCCTTCAACGTTCCAGCCACCTCCCACGTCATAGGCTCCCATGTCTGTGTACCAAGTTTGCATCACACGGCCGTTACCTACAACGTGCGAGAAAAAGCCTGAATCAACAGGACGGCGCATATGATAATCAGCCTCGTTTTGAGCTGTTGAGTTTGCATTTCCAGTTGAATGAGCATGAATTTGTCTGTATGGTTGTTCCCCAACCTGTGGTAAGTCTGTTCTTAATCTGCTTGTATCAATATCCATTTATATTTTTTCCTTTCTTATGGCAATGTTGTAGGCCAAGGCTCGCTCGTTAAGTAAGAGATAGAACTTACTCGAATATCTCCGATGTCACGGTCAGTAGGCACTGGATCGGTAAATTGGAAGCGTAGCATATTACTATCTCCAGCACCACCCAAGTACCATGTTCCGTATGGCGTGCCCTTGTCGTTGTAAATACCACCAATCAAGCTAAACTCTGAGCGGAAGCCTACTGGTACTCCGCCTAAACCTAAAATGAAGCAGTTTCTTTCGCGGTCGCTAGGTTGGACTTGATACCCTGCTCCGCCACGTCGTACAATACCAAACCAGCCCCACGACAACCCGCCGAATTGATACATGACTGTATCATTTTTACGACGTACTTTAAGATAAGATGCGCCTAACTTTGAGACAATATTCAGCGTTCGCCAGCCAGTATCACCCGTCAAGACTTCCCAGCCCTGAGAGTCAGTTCCTTTTCGCTTTATCCACTTCAAAGCTCCATTAGTAACTGCCGTATCGACGTAAGTAGTTCCAACTGGTGCTGTAACCTTGCCGTTTGGCATACCAGTACCGTGGATTTCGTACTGATTGACTTGTCCAGCGGGTGTGTTTGATGCCGGTTGACTTGGTAGCGTTACACTACCCCCACCGTCAGACAGAATGAGCGTGTTTCCGGATAAGGTCAATTTTTGCGGAATGCCCACACCGTCAGCACCTTTTGGACCGGTTAAACCAATAGGTCCTTGTGGTCCAATAGGTCCAGTTTGACCGATTGGTCCTTGTTCCCCACGTTCGCCTTTTTGTCCGTCTTGCCCTCGTTCGCCTTGCAAACCTTGAGGTCCAATAGGTCCTTGAATACCTTGTAAACCTTGCTGACCGGTTTCCCCTCGTGGTCCAGTCAATCCTTGCGGTCCTTGTGGTCCTATTGGTCCACGTTCGCCAGTTTCTCCCTTGTCGCCCTTTGGTCCTTGAGATAAAACAACATTCTGCAATTCTTGTTTAGTTGCAAACTGACTTGTATCAATATTGGGCTTGCTCTCTAACGCCGTTACACGTTCTCTAAGGGCGCTATCGTCGTACACGGTGTCTTTATCTGTCTTTGTCTTTAAACCTTCTATTTCGGCCGAAATATGGCTCATTACAGCACGGTCAACTTTACTTTCTAATTCTTGTTTCGTAGCAAAACCGCTTGTGTCGATTTCCGGTTTCGTTTCAAGCGCTTGTAAACGTCGAATAATCTCCGAATCGTCAAACGTTGCGCCTTCGACATGAACATTCTTGATTGCTTCTTCTAGTTCAGCTTTCGTTACAATATCCGTTAACGCTACAATACGTTTTGTGTCTTTCTCAATAATTGGCAATTCGCTATGTTTGTCAATTTCTGACACACGAACGCCAAACGAGAATTTTAAAATGTCCGCTGATTGTACGACTTTCTCAGCATAAACAAACCCGTCAACGATTTCATCGGTTGTAATTAAGCTAGTATCGAATGGAATAGAAACAAGATTGTCTTCAACTTTTCCCGCAACTTCCAAAAGCCGATTTGTCGTTTTGAAATGGAATAAGACGATAACTTTTTCAGCGTTTACGTTATTCAGTCGTAACTCGATGAATGCGTTGTTTTTATCGTGTGAGTAAAATTCCTCTTTCACTCTATCCGAATTATCTCGGACGTTGACACAAACGCCAGCTTGTCGTTTAATAATTTTTTTCAAAGGTTGCCCCCTTTCATACAAAATAAAAAGGAAGCCTTATGGCTTCCCTTTTCTAGTCTTCACTTGGTTCGTGATATTCAAGCGCTCTGTCACTATCTGTGATGCCAGCAGTCGTTGGATCAGTAACCACTCCCAAAAGAACCAAGATATAAACAAACGTATTCACGCCGTTTTGAATATTTTGTGGAATTTCAAATCCGAATTGTTGAGACATAAGAAATACCGCTCCCAAAAGTGCGATAAGCGTAACTTTATTTTGTAAACGTAGTTTCCAGTTAATTTTATTCATCATCATTTTCCTCTTTGATTTCTAGTTCGAGAAATTTCTCAAACAGTATTTTGATAGCACCGTTTCCGCCTAATTCGACGTAGCTTTCATAAAGTCTTGAAAGTTCTTCGATTTCATGCTGACTTGTATTCCCACGTCGTATTGATTTTTTCAAGTTTTCTTGCAATCGAAAACGCTGTAACCGTTGCAAGCCTTTTCCAATTAGTGAAAGATTTTTATTGTTATCCTTTCCGATTTCCTCGACTGCGTGAACTGATTTTTCAAGTTCCCCGATTTTATCTGATAGAACGTTGATTTGCTTTTCAGTTTCTTTTGTATTCTGCGTACTTTTAAACGAGAAATAACTTGGAATAATCACAATTAAAACGGGCGTGAGTTTATCAAGTAAAGTTATAAATTCCAATTAAACCACCCCTTTTCTGAAATAGTGGTCTATTGAACGGGTTGTGTTTCTAACTCGCTAGATGGTTTCTCTGGTTTTGGCTCAGTCCACTTCCAAACTCCTAACTTGCCGTTTTGTTCAAGTTCTGCGAGTTGTTCAAGCGTTTGTCCTTGATATGTGAAAGGCTCGTTGACTTGGATCATGACACGTTTTCCTTCTTGGAATTTTTCGACATGGTTTGGATTTTCAAGCGTGAAAATTTCTTGCGGTTGGTAAGTCTTGCCAGTTTTTCCGAGTTCGACAAGTTCCAATCCACGTTTAAAGACTGTTGGATAAAGCGGGTTTTCGGTATCCGTAACACGAACCAATACCGCCCAATCTGCGACGGCTTTCACTTCTGCGATTTTAGCATCTTTCTCAGCAAGTTTTACTTCATAGTCTTGCGCTTGAGTTTGCAAGTCTTCTTGAAGTTTCTTCACGCCGTCCGCTGGATTTAATTCAGTAGCGACTTGACCGAGTACCGCTTGGATAAGAACTTCGTCTGACTCGTTCACACGGTCGCCAACCAAAACACGGTCAAAAGCTGTGTATGGTGATTCTTGACGAATTGCAACGAAAGTACGATTATTTTCTTGTAAGTATTTATTTACTAATTTAAAAGTCATATATTATTGTTCCTCTGTTTCTGTTTGTTCTTGTGCTTCTGTTTGTAATTGTTGTACTTGCGCTTGTGCTTCTTCATAAAGCGCCTTGTAATTTGCGCATTCGATTGTTTTGTTTGCCAGTTGAATAGCTAAGTCGTTAATAACTTTATCCGATGTGTTCATATTCTACCTTTCTGCTTTTATCGCCATCGACTATAATAGCCTCGGCTATAATTGCCAGCTACCGCTCCAAGGTTTCTGAAATTGTCATAGATATCATCAAGGACTTTACTTAAATAGACACCTTTTAAAACAACTTCGTTAAGACCGGTTATACTGTGTGCATCTGTGTCAATGGCAATTTCTCTCAGGCCACCTTGCGCGCTCTGGTTGAATGTTATTCTTTGGCCGTACATATTGATAGCGCTTTGAACTCTATATCCTGTTCTACCATTCCAGATTTGCATACCCGCTGATGTGTTGTCCATTTGTTGCAAGCCGTTTCGGTTACTCAAAAGAGCCGTATAAGAACCGTCAACTCCGTTGATATTCCCAGCCCCGAATACTAAGTATTGTAAAGGTCTGTTTGGGAATTGATTTTTAATACCTACACCTAACCCATTCATTTCTAACCAGCCTGTCTGCAAGTCAAAATCAGTCACGTTATTTAATGAAGTTAGTTTACCACCTTTGATGATGTTCGCCGTCAACCCCTCTGTGACAATGTTTTTCGCAGAAATATTGATAATATTCGCCTTGCTTGCATCAATCTCTCCGATGTGTGCCGTCCCGATTTGAGCGTTGCCAATCATGGAACTTTTAATAACGCCGTCTTTGATATAGGTTTTTTCTCCGACTGAGATTAGTCCCTCATTGATTTTAACCGAGCCGTCAGGATTTAAGTTAATAGCACCTAGCACGTCCCCTGCACTATTGAGGTTCTTAACCGACCATGAACCCGCAAGCTGCGTTACTTGTGTTCGTGTTGCTTCCAAGCCTTGAGCGATCTGAATCGCTCTTGTCTGTGCATCCGTAGCAAGTCCTTTAGCTTCATCTGTCGTCTTGTAAGCATCATCAAATTGGCTTGGCTTGTACGGTCCAGTCTTAGAGCCACGAACCAAGATTGGCTCTTTGAACTCTACCCAGCCATTCTTAGCTAAAAAGATATAAAATGGATAGTTATAATCTTTACCGAAAGCAAAATCTTCCTGCATAGTGAAAGTCTTTTGAAATTCCTGCCATTCATCTAAAGGCGGTCTATTCTCACCAATATTCGCCCATGTCAAAGTTTTATTCAGACCATGATTCTTGACATTGAAAGCGAAAGAAACATCAGGATATTCTCTAATGCGATACTTAAATCCAAGTGTGTAAGTCTCACCGTGATAGACTTTTTTAACGTAAATAGGCAAAGAGAAACCAGACCAGTTATAACCTGTAAGATTTTGTGCCTTTATCGTAAAAATGCCATCGTTAACAGATATTTCTACGTTGGGATTGTTGTTTCCAGTCAAAGTATGCTTATTCATTGTCATTGAATTGACAATCAAGTTGTTATCGTCTGTAACGTATTTCCCAACCTCAGTCTGAAACACTTGATTGCTCAAAACCATACGAGAAACATTTCTCGATATGTCGTTTTCAGCACCACCCAATATGCGCTCATAGAGTTGAGCCGTTTCTCTCACACGTTGAAAGTCAACGACATTGACCTTGTCAGCCATTCGACTAGAAAGATTTGCTATACGTTCACTAACTGATTGTTTGTATTCAGCAAACTTGGCTTCATTATCTCTTGTGAGTGCTTCAAAACGTCGATTCGTACCCTCGACGTTTTCAAGGTAGGTGCTCCTTGCTACAAATCTATTGCCGAATGATTCACGGAGAGAAGTAATCCGACTTTCTGTCTCTTCTCGTGAATAGCGTTTCAATTCATCTGATAAGTTTTCACGCTCCTCTTGAACACTTGTTTTAAAAGCGTTTAAATCTCTAATACTATCGAGCGCTCTATTTCTAGCTTCATCTGCTAGTTCAGTGCTTGCTCCAGCTTTTTTTAAGGCTTCTTCTGCTTTTGCTTTTGCTTCATCAACTCCCGAAAGATTGAGATTTTCAAAACGCTTGCTGATTTCATCAATGATTTCTTGGTCGCTATTGCTTCGTATGATTTCTTTCCAAACTTCACCAGTCCAACGTAACATGATTGTTTGCCCTTCATGTTCGGGGTTTGGTTTGAACCATATATCATTGACCCCGACTTTTCCAGCGTGCGTTTTCGTTGGATCATTCGCACCGTACCAGTTCTTATTCAATCCGTCAGCGCTTGGCAAAAAGTCCGGCAAGTTTTTAAGCAATCCGTTAAAACTAGACGAAATCAACTCATCTGCTTTCTGACTTGCGATATTTTGGATTTTAGCTTCGTTGCTTTCTGAAATCCTATCGCCTAATTTAATATCACTTGATTCGTTATTTAAACGGTTGAATGTGATTTCAAAGATACGGGTGTCATAATCTAGCTTCTTGTCATGCCGTACAACACGGATTGTATCGCCAATTTTAACACCTTTCAGATAAACAGTAGAGGTTTTCAAGGTCAACTGTGGTCTTGATGCTCTTACAAGTTCATCATAAGTACGCTTAATCAATGTGTTTTTGTCTTCTTCATCTTCAAAGACTGCAAAGCCTACCTTTGCACGCATTGTGCCATCTGCGTTCTTGATGCCGTAGCGCTTCGTCATTTCTGGAAGTTCAACATATTTCTGACCTTTTGGCTTGTCTACTGGATTGCCTTTTTTAGTTTCCCAAACTACTTCCTCGAATGTAATTCTGCGCCCGTAAGTACCAGTAGCATTTTCCTCACTTGGTGCGCTGAGTTCTTCGCCTTTTCCTCGTCCAATTAAAGCGGTAAATAGATTGGTACGCTCTACTTCTTGCAAGATTTGAAGCGCATTGTGTCCGTAAACGACACGTTTTCCAGTAGCTTCTCCAATGCGCTGCTTAAAATCAATATAGCGTGCGCCTATTTTATTGCCGTTTACTTCAACGAAAAACTGCATTTCTAAATTCCAAACTTGACAGACCTTTTTCAAGGCTTCAAATGTTGAAATGTAGTAGAAGTTTGTTGATCGCTGACTTGTTTCACTAACAAAACGTGCTTGCCAGTTAGTACCAGCAAGCAGTTCATCAATAATAGGTCTAGCAAATGTATTATGTGGACGTTTATCTAAAACAACGGATTTTCTTAATTCTTCAATGCCTGACTGAACGCCAATCAAGGTTGTAAGGTTTTCTGAGAATTTTTGAGCAATATAGAAATAATGAAATGTATGTGCATCTTCGATTGACTGAATAGCCATATACTCTACTGCATCAAATTCTTTCTTGCTCAATGTTTTCATCTCAACCGTGAGCCTATCAGATACGTATTTTTCAGTAGTTAAAGCGAACTTTTGGAGAGCAGTCTTGATAGCTTCTTTTTTGACGATTTTTATTAGTTTCTCGTCTTTATCAAATAAGTAAATCATCGTCGCTCATCCCTCCATTTCACTTCCTTAACCGTTGCATTCGTAGCTGAAATGGTATCACGGTTTCTGACCTTGAAATTTTCTAAATCACTAAACAAATCAAGTTCACTTAAAATACTACGGTTCTTATACAAGGCTTTCACTTCCTCAGTTTCAAACAAGATTGTAATGTCTTGATTGGCATCATAAGCACCAGTAAATGAAATTGTTTGTCGTCCGTTTGTAATTCTGACAGCGTTTGTTGTCTTCGTAGTCGTTACAACAATTTTTTCCGGAGTTACTTCAAAAGCACCGGTCAATCCAATCTGTCCGACTGAATCTTTCAACTGTGATTTCTTGTAGCCGTCCGGAACTAGCAAAGAGAAACGGCTGACAATACTTTTCGAGTTTTCTTCAAAACTATCAGCACCGCTGAAAATTGCATAATAAGTGAAACTCGGTTCATCCTTGAAAGTTACTTCAAGCGTTTTTGAACCGTTGTTTGTTGTTCTCAAGAACAAGTTTAGCTTGTCGAATTTATCTCGAAGTTCTTCGCTTGTTTTAGCTTCTAGCTGGTATTTGATTTCAAGAACCCTTGAAGGCTCTGAAATTTCTTCAATCCAAACACCGCGACGGCCAGCGATAGAGGTTGTTTTGACCTCTTGGCCTATCAAACCTCTACCCGATACCGAAAGTTGTCTATACCCGTCCACAATCTCGTTTACGGGCGTTCCGTTAATGCTCATGTTATCGCTAGGCTCGATAGCCACGATGTCGTTATGTTTTTCTAATTTTGAATATCCATACATGGTATCTTACCTTTCTAATAATTAGTTGCTAAAGTTAATTCCATTTCTTGAGCGCTTGTGATGTCTTCAGTAAATGCTCTGTAAGTCGTGTTACCCATTTTAAGAACGATGTCCGCAGATTGTTGCCCAACTGTGATTGTGCCACCATTGAAATCTACTGACGTATCATAGCCTGTCAAACGTCCTAATTGGACATCTACCGCGTTTAATTCGCCTTGCAATGTTCCAGCTAGGTCTTTGCCAGTAAACGCATCAATCGCCCCTTGTGCCATGTTTCCGACTGATTTCATGACTGCGCCAGCTTGATTGTTAACACCTATGATGAAACCTTCGTCCGTGTATTCCCCGAATTGACGGAAAACCCTTGAAGGTGAATGGATACCAAGCAAACCTTTTGCCCAATCGATAGCACCTTTGACTGCTCCACCTACTGCGTCAATCAAAGCGCCCGCAGCATTTTTAACACCGTTGACAAATCCCATAATAAGATTTTTCCCGACATTGTAAGCGTTGCTGATGAAGTCCCTTGCTCCCGCTACCGCATTTCTGAAGCCGGTTTTAACTGCTTCTACAATACGAGTTCCAGCATTTGTCACTGTGCTTACTACGTTATTCCAGCCGTTTAGGACTACATTCTTGATATTTTCAATAGCATTTGAAATAGCTGATTTGATGTTTTCCCAAGAATTAGTTATCCCACTCTTGATATTTTCAAGTATTCCAGTTAAGAATGAAACAATGCTATTCCATATATTCTGAATAATGCTCTTAGTCGTTTCAAGTGCCGTTGAAATAGTTGATTTGATAGCTTCCCAAGCGTTAGAAATTGCTGATTTAATAGCTTCCCATATTGTTGATAAGAAACTTGAAATAGCATTCCAAGAATTATCCCAAACGCTCTTGATGCCCGTTAAAGCAGTTTGAATAATTGTCAAAAATCCTTCAAAAGCGATTTGAAGTAGTGCCTTCATGCCTTCCCAACAAGTGACCAACACTTGCTTGATTGTTTCCCAAGCGCCTGACCAATCACCGTTGATGATCTGCATAACAGCTTTAATAATTCCAAGAATAACATTTAATGCAGTTTCAATGACAACTTTTAAAATGTCCCAAGCAACTGATACAACTGATACAATATTGTTCCAAGTTGCTTCAATGAACGGCGCTAAGAAATTTGTTACTGTTTCAACTACTGACTTGATAGCATTCCAAACAGTCGTAGCCGTTTGCTCAAATAAAGCATGGTTTTCATTCCACCAAGAAATCAAAGTACCGAAAATTTCCATGACAAATGAAACTACTTCTTGAATAGCACTTGTTACCGTGGTTCTTACTGCTTCAAATGCTGAATTGACTTTATTTCTAAACTCTTCACTTGTGTTATATACACCTACTAAAATAGCAATCAAACTTGCTATCACTGCGATAACAACAAGGAATGGTGCGCCTAGTGAAGATACAACGCCCACGATTTTAGCAAACGTTACACTTAATGCGCTACCGCCTGAGTTTAGCAATGTAAACCATGCTGAAACCTTAGATACTGCGCCAGCTATAAAGCTGATAGTACCTACTAACTTACTGATAACTGAAATCACGCCACCTATTGCAATTAAAGCAGGGCCAGCCGATACTGCAATAAGTCCTATCCATTTTTGCCATGGCTCAAGTGGTAAGTTATCCCATATTGTCAAAAGAACCCGTACAACATTATTTTTGAATGTCAACACCGTTTCTTTTAGATTTTCAAATAAGCCGTATATGTCAGCTTCGCCATGTCCTAAACCAGCTACTAAGTTTTCAAATGATGCTTTCATAGCTTGGAATGAACCTGAAACCGTTTCGCTTGCTTCTTTAGCAGTCGTTCCAGTAATTCCTAGTCTATCTTGAGTGATGCCGATTGCTTCAATCAAAGTATGGAACGGAATATCTTTCACGTTTTGCGCAGTCGCTTCAAATTCTCCGTTTAAAACGCCCGACTCATTGACAAGTCGAGCCATTTCGCCAGCAGTACCACCATAACCAAGTTTAAGGTTATCTAACATAGTATAGTTGTCCTTCGCAAAACCTTGATAAGCGTTTTGAATATCAGACATATTAGTACCCATTTTGTTGGCGTTATCTGCCATTTGCACAAGCGCCTTGTCAGCGTATTGGGCGGCCTTCTCAGTATCTCCGCCTAAACCTTGTAGCAAGGTTGCAGAAAATGAAGTTACTTGTTGCATATACTGGTTAGCTGATACACCAGCCGTTTTAA